CTGACGGCTACACCATGATATCCAGGAACACCAAAAATAGGACAGGAGCCTGGGCGAATATTATTAATAGCAATCTTGGATATAATTCCAGATTTGTTTTTCATTATATATTCTCCCTTATATACACCCTGCAATACATTATCTAATGGAAAATAATCAAGTAAAGACTTACCTGGTGCAATACTTCGCAATTGCAATATGACCATATCTGTGTCTGGAATTTCACGAATATCAGTTTTATCAAAGGTGATTTTATATACATTCCGGGAAACATTAAATTTGGTGTCATCTCGAATGATATCTAATTCCCCAACATCGCATTTAATAGCATGTTTATTCAATAACCACAGGTTACCAAAAATATTAACTCCAGTAGTCCAGGAACCTCGACCTATAGTGGGGAAGCGCATATTAAATTTTGCTGTTTGATTTTTCAATCTATCCTCCAATATGCTACCTTGAGCACATTTTGAGGTCCCAGATATCTCACATGAAGTTAATGTATATGGATCATGCCAATAGAAGGTAGGTTTCTCCTTATCCATTGGCACAGGAATAGAGCCTTCATTACCCTGAGCTTCATATTTCTTACATTCCTTCCCAGAGACAGTTTCTTTATTTCCCTCATATACTAAAAAACCTTGTGCTACAGCTTCCTCTTTTGTTTTTGGAACATTCACAACTTTCTCTTTAAAATCCTTCTCGGCAATGAACATACGCCATAGGGCACGTAAACTTAAGAGAACCGCTGGTACTGCTAAAATAGTTCCTAATTTGTAGAGATAATTTTTCTGTATCTCTATTTTACGAACTTTTTCGCCAGCTAATCTGAATATAAGTTTCCATGTATCTATACTATTTCCACAGAATTTAAATAAAAGTTTATATTTCCACATACTTCCTAGTGTCCATGCATAATAATGATATAAGAGCCGAGGTAAATATTTAATAAAATAATAACATAATATACACAATAAATAAAATACAATAAATATACATGGATATAAAAACAAACTGGAAATTACAAGAGGTAAATAAAAGAATTTCCAATTTACTAACATAGTATGTAATTGATCCATAACTATTAGATCATTTTGCACTACTTTAGCATAAATACCCAATTTAACCTTAAAATGATCATCAAAATCACTAATTTCCACTTGTTCATCGCAAATACAATTGCCCAAAAATTTCTCACAAACATTACATTTGTTATACTTCTGTGGCCAATTTGTGCCACATAAACAATCATTTACTGGACGTTTACATCCTAAACAAACTTTAACACCAGCCATTGATTTAGCAGC